GCTCTACCCTGGCACCCGCCCGGCTTGGTCGCTGGGTGCTCACCGCCCCGTCACCCTCATGGTGGCGGGGCGGTCTCGTCGTTCTAGGCGCGATCGATCCGTACCGACGTGGGCGGGTTGTCGGGGTGGGCGAGCACGGCAGCAGCGGCGATCTGACCAATCTCGATCATGCGCCTGTCGTCCTCGCTGAGCTGGCGCATCGGCGTGATGAGGCTGCGCATGCCCCGCTCGACTCGCTGGGCACGGTTGACGAGTGGCAGGTTCGTCGCTGCGAGGGTGGCGGCGATGTCGGCCGTGGCCGCCGGGCCGACCCCGACGGTCAGCAGGGTGACCAGTGCGTCATCGATGGCTTGGCGGGTGTGGACTCGTGCTCGACCTGCCGCCTCCTGGTCGCGCCAGCGGTAGATCGTCTGCCGGGTCACATCGGCTGCCCCGGCGACCGCGCTGACCGACTCGCCAGAGTCGAGCGCGGCACGTACCTCGACGACGAGCGCCTGGTTGGCCTCCCGTGCAGTGGCGGCCGCGGCCCGCACCCTGGTGAGCGCGGTCGTGGTCTCGGTGTCCTGGTCGGTCATGGCTCACGCCTCGCGCTGGTAGCGGGCGCTGCGCAGGATGTTCTCCACGCGGGTCTGGCGGGCGCTGCCGGTGTATCCCTCGCGGCTGGCGGTGTCGTGGGCGTCGAGCAGCTCCTGCACGGCGGCCTGCGTGGTGCGCTCCCCGCGTGCGGGGGTGCCGGTGAGGTAGTGGACGGTGTACGGGGTCTGGCCGTCGTCCTCCAGGACGCCCTGGCTGAAGATCGCAGTCAGGTTGCCGTCGGCGTCGAACCCGAGTCGCTCGCCGCGGCCGGCGTGCTCGTTCATGGTGCGGGCGATCCGGCGGCCGGTGGTGGTGATCGTGGCGTTCATGGTGTTCTCCCTGTCTCTGTGTGTAACAGAATCATACACACAATGGATGGAGACGCAACACCTATGGATGATGCCGTTACACCTGACTAGACCAGCCGCTCGAACTCCCCCGACTCGTTCGTCCACACATCCACCCCGTCATGCCGCACCACGTACAGCGCCGGATACGCCGGCGCCAGCCCACGAGCAGCAGCCAACGCCGCCTCCTCGGTCGCGTGCTCGCTCAACATCTCGTCGGGACCATCGGGGAGGATCTGCACCACCTGCCACATGAGACCGACGGTACCCAGCCTCACGCCTTGCGCAGCAGGTCCCCGTGCGTCCACTGCTGCGTCACTGTCACCCTGCCGTCACGGAAGTCCTGGCGCGCGTAGATCACCAGCCCCTCCCACTTCGACACCCCGCCACGCCCCCGCCTCGGCCGCCACTCGATCAACAGCCCGGGCAGACGGTGCTCACCGAACACCACCCACACGTGCTTCGGCTCCGTCAACCGGTTGCGTGCTGCCGCAAGGTGCCACGGCTCCGCCATGGGGACGAGGATAGAACAGGTGTTCGAAGCCTTAGCCAAAGTTGTCAGTCCCAGCTGCGAGACTCGACACCACGAGGAACAGCGAATCACGAGACCTCAGTCCAGATGAGGGATACTTTTCAGTGGTGACAAGGGAGAGCGTCATGGCCATCATCGACAACGTGAAGTACGAGATCGACGGCCGCTTCAAGGACCTCGGCCTCGGGAAGACCCACCTGAGCGTGCGCTACGAGCCCGACTCGCGGGTTGTTCGGGTGGGCGCGTGCATCGCCGACTACACCTGGGAGAAGCGCTCTCAGGTGATCGACACCCTCCTCGACTTCGAGGACAGCCACGCCGGCGAGTTCGCTTTGGAGTTCGACGTCTTGCCCCTGGAGGCCGTGACCGACCCCGCCTACGTCGAGATCTGACGGTGGGAGCACGCAGGTGGCACATCGCTCGCGCCGAGTACCACAAGGAGGTTGCCGAGCATCTGCGCCACCAGACCGACTATGAGGACTGGTCCCTCGTCGCCCTCTACTACTCGGCGCTCCACTTCGTTGACTCGATCCTGGCCGACGATCCCGACCTACCCAAGGACGAGCGCCACCCGCGCAAGCACAGCGGGCTGGAGCCGGGTCAGCGCGGCCGCAATCAACTGGTGGCGGACAGGCTGAGCGTCATCCGCGCCGACTACCGCAGCCTCGAGGACCTGTCGCGTCGTACCCGCTACGACGCCCAGAAGCTCCAACAGGACGCAGCCACGGCCTACGACCTAGCGCTCCCGCAGTGGCAGCACATCGAGCAGTATGCCCGGATGATGCACATGACCCGGACTGTCATCCCGACAGACGCGCCGTAGCCCGCGCCACCCGCCTCCGATCCCGCAGCCTCCGCAGCCGGTGCACCAGCAGGGGGTCCGCGGCCTCCACGTCGGGCCGGTCCAGCATCGCCAACAGCACCTGGTCGTACCGCGTCCGCGTCCACCCGAGCCGCTCCATCACCGCCGCATCCTTCGCGCCGGCGTACTTCCAGCGGTGGCGCTCGATGTCGAGGATCGCGGACTCGGTGGGGGTCAGGTCTGGCATCAGTTCAGCCTCCGGCGATCGAGGCCACCCCAGACGCCGACACGTTCATCGTTGGCCGTGGCTTCGTCTCCGCACTCCCTCATCACCGGGCAGCGCAGGCACATGACCGGCGCGTTGCCGTCCGCGCCTGACATGAACTCCATCGGATCGGCCGTCGCGCACAGAGCACGCTGATGCCAGCCAGATGGCTCCGGCAGCAGGAATAGTTCTCGCATGCCGATGACCGTAGGCGCGAGGTCTGACAGCTTTCGGCGGCGGTTGGCTACAGTAATGGCTACATAGATGACGGAAGCCGCCCTTCTGTGCGGCTTCCTGACGGGTGGAGGTGAGGGGATTCGAACCCCTGGCCTTCTCATTGCGAATGGATAGAATGTTCGAATACGCCGCTCTATGGACCGTTGATGCAGGCCAAAGCAGCATGAACCAGTAGGGTGCTGAGTGGTGGTAATGGCTACAGTTCTGGCTACAGCGGAGGAGCGATGAGCAGCACTGATCGCAAACGGCGGCGCGAGTACAAGTCCGGCTCGGTCTACCGACGCAAGGACGGCATGTGGATCGGTGCCGTCGAGGTCGGCTGGTCGCCGACCGGCGCGCGTCGCCGAGTCACGGTCAGCGCCAAGACCGAGGCAGAGGCCAAGCGGAAGCTGCGCGACAAGCGCGCCCAGATCGAGCGCGATGGCGCCCCCGTCGTCAGCGCGCGCACCACGGTCAAGGCATGGGCCGAACAGTGGCTCCAGCAGGCCGAGCGCTCCATGCGCCCCAGCTCCTACTCCACGGCTCGGTCGTCGATGAATCGCTGGATCGTGCCGACCATCGGCCACAAGCGGTTCAGCGACCTGACCCCGGCCGACGTTCGCGCCGTCGCCACCGCGCAGCGCGATGCCGGCCGGACCTCGTCCACCGAGCTGCGCACGCACTCGGTGCTCATGACGATGCTCAAGGCCGCCATGCTCGAGGGGCATCCCGTGCACCAGCGCGTGCTCGCAGTGAAGCCGCCGAGGAAGGCCATCAGCGACCGTGACGCCATGACCGTGGAGCAGGCGCTCGCGATCCTGCCCTGGGCCGGCGAGCTGCACCACGGCTCCCGGTTCCTGGCCGCACTGCTCCAGGGCATGCGCCAGGGCGAGTGCCTCGGTCTCACCTGGGACCAGGTCGACCTCGAAGCCGGAACCATCACGATCTCCTGGCAGCTGCGCCCCATCCCCTACCGCGACCACAGGAACAAGACACTCGGGTTCCGCATCCCCGACGGCTACGAGGCCCGGCAGTTGAAGGGCGCGCTACACCTCGTGCGGCCGAAGTCACGCGCCGGCTACCGAGTGATCCCGATCGTGCCCGTCATGCAGGAGGCGCTGACGAGTTGGCGCGAGGCCCAGCGCGCACTGACACCCGAGAACCCGCACAACCTCGTCTGGCCCAACCTCGACGGCTCTCCCACGTTCTACAAGCGCGACGACGAGGAGTGGTACGCGCTCCAGTGCTCGGCCGGGATCGCCCACCCGGCCGAGCGGTGGTTCACCATCCACGAGGCGCGCCACACCACGGCGACACTCCTACTGGAATGCGGCGTCGACCCGGCTGTCATCGTGGCAATCATGGGCCACAGCTCGATCCTGACAACCCGCGGCTACCAGCACGTGCGTACCGAGCGGGCGTTGGAGGCGCTGGGCAAGGTCGCTGACCGGCTCGGGCTCAGTGCACCGCCTCGGCCAGCAGATTGAGGCTCAGGCACCCCAGCCACCCTCGGGTGCCCGCTTCTCCAGCTCCTCTTGGACGACGCGCCGCTCGCCGCCGTACATCGTCTCGATGCGCACGTCGAGCATGTGTTCGGTGACCCACAGATAGTCTGCGACGGTCTCGCGCTCATCCGACCAGCACAGAGCGTCGACCAGCGCCTCCAGCTTGATGAGTCGTCGAGCGGCGAGAGCGTCGGCCTCGTGCTCCTGCCGCTTGGTCGTGCGCCGACCGATCCATCCACCGCACTCCCCCGAGTGACCGAGGTCGCGATGAGCCAGCTCGTGTGCGAGGTGGCAGCGCCGCTCGACCTGCGTCTGACCGGGCCGGATCAGGATGTGGTCCCAGCGAGGTGACCACCACGCTGGCCTGCCGCCCGGCGTCGGCTCAATGGAGTAGGTCACGCCTTGGCCGAGTGAGAGCAGGTGGCGCCACGGGTGGTACATGGCGGCGAGGCTAGAGGTGGGGTCCGACAATTCGGGATACTGACTGTGTGTTGCATGCCATGAGCGCCGTCGCCTGGGCGGTCGTCGCCGTCACCTTCCACTCGGGCCTGGTGGCAGCTCTGGCGACTCTGGCGACGATGGTGTCAGCGGGGTGTTGGGTGAGGTGGATGGCGCAACGAAGGGCGTCGGAGTATCGCCGATGATCACTTGATCGATGTGGATCTGATTGCCCCCTCCGCCGCCCCCGCTCCCGCTCCCGATGATCAACATGATCAAAGCTATGAGGAACGATCCGGCGCCAAACCAACCGCCGTTGGCCTCGATCCACTGGCTTATCGCGAGCCCAATCTCGCCGAGGCGTGCGAGGGTAGATGCAACCTCCTCGACTGTCGGGTTCTGCTTCGCGCTCAGTTCGGTGAGCGCCTGCGTGATCAGCGTGAGCTCATCCTGGCTCGCTGACGTCAGGCGCGTGAAGAAGTAGCCATCGATCCGCTCGGCGCCGTAACGGCCGATGGTCCACGCGACTCCTCCGCAGTTCAGGCAATTCACCCCGATGCGGGTGCGGCTGTGGCGCCCAGCCAGATGGAACCTCAACTCTCCGAAGGAGCCGCAACGCTCACATTGGGTTGCTGCCCTGATCCAGCCGTCAGGTAACGGCGTCAACGGTCGTCACCTTTCTCGCGCTCCCGCTTCTTCCGCTCCATCTCCTCGATCGCCTCCTGCTGCCTGGCCTTGGCCTCAGCGGCCAGCCGGTCGGCCTCGGCGGCTTCGTCTGGGTTGGCCTCGTCGCCGGATGCGACGGCAGCCAGGTGCGGGCCCGAGCCCGGCGGGTCTATGGGGGCGGCACTTCCTGCATGCGCCCCACCTCCTTCTTCTCGCATACGGCTGCGGACCAGTTCCAACAGCTCGTCGTTCGAGAGTTGGGAGAAGTCGGGCGCGGCCATCGGCTGCACCTTCGCCTCAGCCTCGGTCAGGAAGCCGGCTGCGGTCAGCGCAAGCAGAGGGCTGTCCCCTACTGCCCGGGCGAACCTGACGGCCATGTCCGCATCCACCCCCTGCGTGCCGCGGAGCCATCGAGACACGGCTGCTTGAGACACGCCAACAGTGGTGGCCAGGTCGGTCTGCGTCCTGCCCTTCGTGTGCCGCTTGACGTACTCGCTCCAACTCACGACAGAACCGTATTGCGTCGGCGAGGGGTCCCCATGCGGCCAATCATGCCTTGCGGGAACGCAAGAGGGCAGGTCAGTGAATTACAAGCCTGTCCTTCAGCACGTCAAACGGCTTGCGCCCACGCATCGGGTGTACCCCTGAGAGATTTTACTTTGCCGTATTGCGTGTCCGCATATCCATACCGTATGGTCTACTCATCGCCGCAAGACAGCAGGTCAGCGGCCTAGAGCAACCGAAGGGAGGCCCACTGCGATGACCGCGACGCTCCGGCTCAAGACCGAACAGCTCTCCAAGATCCGCAAGTGGGTCGGCCTCACGACGGACGCATCGCTCGCTGCTCGCATGGGCATCGACGCGGGCAACCTCTCGCGCGTCCTGCGCGGACAGCAGCAGCCTGGCCCCAAGTTCATAGCCGCTCTCTGCTCCGCACTCGACGCCGAGCTGGGGGACCTCTTTGAGGTCGTCGACATGGAGGCCGCCTGATGACCAACCTGACCGTCTTCACCTACACCGAGCACGACATCCGGACGCTCGCGATCGATGGCGAGCCCTGGTTTGTCGCCCGTGACGTCTGCGACGTACTCGGCATCCAGAACGTCAGCGACACCCTTCGCAAGGTGCTCGACGACGACGAGAAGGGTGTAGCCACTGTCTATACCCCTGGCGGCGAGCAGCAGATGGCCACGGTCAACGAGGCCGGGCTCTACTCGCTGATCCTTCGTAGCCGGAAGGCAGAGGCGAAGCAGTTCAAGCGCTGGGTCACCCACGACGTGCTCCCCGCGATCCGCAAGACCGGCTCGTACAACGCCCCGGCCGCGATCTCCTTCGAGGAGATGACCGCGCAGGTGATCGCCGGACTCCAGGAGCGCATCGAGGCCGCGCAGGCACGCGCGAAGGAGCTGGAGTCGCCGGCCGCAGCATGGAACGGACTGTCGAAGGCCGAGGGCGACTTCACAGTCTCCGACGCCGCGAAGATCCTCGCCCGCGACGGCATCGCCACGGGCCCGCGCAAGCTCTACGACTGGATGGAGTCGCGCGGCTGGATCTTCCGTCGTGGCGGCCGCTGGCAGGCGATGCAGACCGCGATCAACGCTGGCCTGCTGGTCGAGCGCGTCACGTCTGGCTATTTCGATCAGGTCACTGGCGAGCGCAAGCAGTCCGACCCGCAGGTCCGCGTCCTCCCGAAGGGCCTGGAGCGGTTGCGCGAGCAGCTTGCTGCGGATCGTTCCCTCGCCGTGATCGACGGAGGGATCGCATGACCGAGCCGACCCTCCCCCGCATCGCCGTCACCCGTCAGGAGGCCGCGAAGATGCTCGGCGTCTCGCCCGACACCATCAAGGCGGCCAAGAACGCCGGCCGTCTGCGCGCCAAGGCCGTGAGTCTCCGCGGCGACGGCCAGGTCACCAAGGAGTTGTACTCCGTGGACGACCTCCGGGCCTGGTTCGAAGGGCTGGAGTCGGCATGACCCCCTACTCCCGCACCGACCTGTCCACAGTGATCCAGGACGCGGGCGTGGATCTGCTGGACGAGCACCCGACCCTGACCTCCGAGACCGAGCGCCTGATCGCTGCCGAGCACCTGCTGGCCCAGCATCTGCCGACGATACGCGGCATGGACCGGATCGGGCTCGTGATCGAGCTGCGCAAGATCCTGGAGGGCCGGTCATGAACGAGACTCTCGACCGCCCCAGGGTCTACAACGACGGCCGCCGCATCCTGATCAGCGTCGGCAACCACGAGGTCGCGGTGTACCCGCATGAGGTGGCGCACCTGATCGACCAGATCATCGAGCACAAGAGGTTGGTGCGGCCATGACCTCACCCCCGGCGTACACCGCCACCACGGAGCCTCCCGTTGAGCACATCAGCGGGGAGAGGGTCACCGACCTCTCGACCAAGAGCGGCCAAGAGCGCTACCTCGTCCGCGAGCTGGGCGTCACCTACCCGCAGGCGAAGGCGCTCATCCGCGCCTACATCCTCGCCATCGTGAACCGTGATGCCCGTCGCGCGTCGGCTGAGGAGTTCGGCAACTGGCTCCAGTCCAACTGGCCCTCTCTGGCGCTGGCGACGTTCGGGGCGACTCGACGGCCGCCGGTTGATCCGCATCGTTGGAGGACACACTCATGAGCAGTGCCGCAGCGACCCCGGCGCCGTCTTCGTCGTGACCCGCGACTCCATCGAGGCGCTGATGCGCCACCCAGTCCCCCGGCCATCTCGCAGACGAGCGAGATGGCCGCTGTCTACCCGCCCACCACGCTGCGACCGGTGCCACAGGGAGCCGCCGGCGTGCACGTGCGAGAGGGAGGAATCTTGAGCGACTCAGAGCGTGACACCAGGGCGTGGGCGCCTGCACGTGCTGTCGTCCATGCCGAGCGTCACGGCGGGTTCGACCTGCCTGTGCTGCCCGCCTGGTACGACGACGCGCTGTGTGCCCAGGTCGACCAGGAGATGTTCTACCCCGAGAGGGGCGGGTCGGCAGCCGACGCCAAGCGGGTCTGCGCCATGTGCCGGGTTCGCCGCCAGTGTCTGGACTACGCCCTGGCCAACCACGAGCGCCACGGCGTCTGGGGCGGCACCAGCGAGCGCGATCGACGCAAGCTGGAACGGCGAGCATCGTGACCCGTCCCCGCCTCGACGCCGAGGGCTTCCTGGTCCTCCTGCTGATGCTCGGCTCCTACACCGGTGTCGGCCTCATCCTGCTGGCCATCGTCGGCCGGCTCTAGACCTGCTGGCCCGGGCGCGCGTGACACCGCCGCGACCTTGGGGAAGGTCCCGGGCCAGCAGCACAACTCTCGCGGCACTTCCCCGGTCGCGAGCCCAAGCCGGCGGTCAGTGAGTCCCTGGCCGCCATCAAACCAGACGCCCCGTCCACCTCTCGGTGGGCGGGGCGTCGTCGTCACTCAGGAGTATGTCATGACACCCGAGATCACCTACCGCGAGGCCGAGCGACTCGCGCAGAACTCCCGGCAGGTCACCGTGTTCGCTGATGGCTGGGCATACATGCTCGGCGAGGACGGCGAGCACGTGCGGGCCGAGATCCCATCGGCACCCATGCCGCGGCACCGAGCTGAGGTGGCCTGATGCGCTGGACCAACCCAGTCGATCCGCACGCCGAGGACAGCAGCCTCCAGGAGTTCGACGCGCGACAGGAGGCCGACGACGCAGCCCGCGAGGAGCTAGCACTGCGCCGCGCTCCGGAGCCTGATCGGGACCCATATGGCTGGGGCGCTGACCGCGAGGCCGATGAGTACGAGCGTTGGCGCGATGAGATCGGCGGTTCGCGATGACCCGCCTCGCCCTCACCTGCCTCATCCTCGCAGTCGCAGCCCTGACCCGCTCGCCGCAGGTGGTCGCCTGGACCATCGTCGGCGTCTGCGCGGTGTGGCTGGCGTCGTACTACCTGGCACGCGCCTATCGAGCCCGCTGCGAGCAGATCGACCGGATGGTGTCCCAGTCGCTTAACGACACCGAGGACCCGACCGCGCTCGCCCGTGCTGTCGGCTACCACTGCCTGCCGCTGCTGACCGAGGAGCGGGTGCGCGAGGAGTCCGCATCGCTCGTCGTAGATGCCGAGTGGGCTGCGATGAACGGAGACGCATCATGACCTACCGACAGACCACCACCAACGCCGCCGGGCTACAGGCCGACCCGACCAAGCCGCGCTACCTACACCAACTCGATGGCTGGTGCGGCATCTCGCACCATTGCAAGGCGGTCGTGGTCATTGACCCCGAGGACCGCGACCAGGTCGAGCGGCTGACGGTTGCCCTCTTCGCTGAGGTCGGTGCCGCTGACCTGCCTGACGGCTACACCGCCAACGAGGTCCAGGCCGCCCTGCGCTCGCTGCTTGAGCCCGAGGAGCCCGAGGAGCCCGAGGGCATCGGGGCACTGGTTCTCTGCGCCGGCGATGGTGAGCCGTCCGTCCGAGTCGGGGTGCCTGACATTTGGCCGGATATCGAGAATCCGAAGGAGTGGTCGAGGTTCGGGCGGAAGGTCGCCTGGTCCGACCTCCCGCGACCCATCACGGTGCTGTCCGAGGGCTGGCAGGGGGAGTCATGAGTCGTTACGACTCGATGGTCAGCGCGGGGGCGTGGGAGCGACTCGTGCGTGCGTACCGCGATCTGTGCGCTGAGTCCGTGAGGGACTTCAACGCTGAGCCCAGCGACTACGAATTGGCCGAGTTGCTGCGCGAGACGATCCGGGAGGTGGAGGGTGATGACTGACGACCTCACCCCCGATCCCCCGATGGCGAAGTACCGCTACACGCTCGTCATCGACGGCAACAGCCACGAGGAGATCGAGGAAGAGCTCCACTTCGCCGTTCATGGCGGCTACATGCTCGACAGCGACTACTACACCCGCGACGAGTTCATGGTCTACGGCGGCCGGAAGACATCGACCCTCGAACACCGCAACCCCGACATGACCCCCGAGCGCTACGACGCCGAGTTGGAGTCGTGGTGGCAGGCCAGGAAGGCGATTCGCAATGACGACTGACCTCACCCCTGAGTCCATCGCCCACCTGCGCGAGCTGGATGCGGCACGGACACAGGGCGAGTGGGAGGCGGCGCTCTGTAGCCACGGCATTCACGGAACCGAGCATGTGATCGTCTCGTCGCAGGAGGCGGGACAACTGGCCGATCTTGCGGCCTCGCAGTCACCCGCCGCCGACGCCGAGTTCATCGCTGCCGCCGCCAACGCACTGCCGGGGCTGCTGGACGCGGCGGAGGAGCGGGACGCCCTTCGAGGGTGTGTCGAGCATCCCAACTTCTCGGCGTTCGCCGTCAAGACCGCCAAGAAGCTGGGCGACAAGTGCGCAGACCTGGAGGCCGAGGTGTCTCGCCTCCGCGCCGAACTGGCCGAGGCGCGGGCGGTGATCGAGCGGGCGACGGCGCTAAGAGCACGCCTCGACGTGTTGCCGCATCCACAGGAGCCGCATGTGGTCGCCGACATTGCGGAGGCGATCGATGCCGCTCTCGTCCCGGCCACACAGCGCGAGGAGGCCGACTCGTGACCGCCGTGCCCGAGCAGGTGGTGACGGAGCCGGGCGTGTACTACGACATGCCGAGCGCGGTCTACCACGCGCAGCACGACTGGCTGTCGGCCTCAATGCTCAAGAAGCTGCTGCCACCGAAGGGTACGCCCGAGAAGCTGCTCTACTCGCTCAACGAGGGCGAGACCTACTCCGACGAGTTTGACTTCGGCAAGGCCGTACACGCGGTGGTCCTCGGCGCCGGCGAGGAGATCGTCCTGGTCGATGCTGCGTCCTGGCTCGGAAAAGCCGCCCAGCAGGAACGCAAGGCGATTCGCGAGGCGGGCAAGATCCCGCTGCTGGCCAAGGACAAGGAGCTCGTGGAGCACATGGCGCAGCGGATCCGCGAGCACGACGTAGCCAACGCGCTGCTGACTCAGGGCGAACCCGAGGTGTCACTGTTCTGGGTCGACGCCGCGACGGGCGTGCAGTGTCGGGCACGGATCGACTGGCTGTGCCCCAAGCGCGACGGTCGGCGACGCTTCATCGCCGACCTCAAGACCACCAGGTCAGCGGCCCCATCCGAGTTCGCCAAGCAGGCCAAGAACCTCGCCTACTACGCACAGCAGGAGCACTACCTCGACGGCATCCGGCAACTCGGCCTCGACGACGACCCAGCCTGGCTCTACATCGTGGCCGAAAAGGAGCCACCCAACCCGGTGATCGTGGCCGAGTTCGCCGAGAAGGCAGACGTTCTCAACGCCCGCGCAGCCGTCGACCGAGCCCGCCGCATCTACGCCGAGTGCGTCGCCTCCGGCGAGTGGCCCGGCTACCCGGCCGGCGTCGTCCAGCTCGCCTATCCCTATCTCGAACGCGACCTTGAGGAGTTTCTCGATGACAACCACTGACCTCGACCGGATCGGTCAGCCACGCACCATCCAACCAGCATCCTCCGAGGCGACCGCGGTTGAGCAGGCCCGCGCTGTCGCGGAGGTTGCCGCCGCCGTTCGGGTCGCGCAGGACAACCCGCGGGACATGACCCGCGCGCTCGCCCAGATGCGACAGGCATGCTCGCAGCAGAGCCTTGCTGACCGCGCGTTCTACTCCCTGCCGCGTGCAGGCGGTCGGGTCGAGGGATCGACCGTCCACCTCGCCCGCGAGTTGGCCCGCTGCTACGGCAACATGGACTCCGGCGTCCGTGAGATGCGCCGCGACGACGAGGCTGGGATCTCCGAACTCCAGGCATGGGCATGGGACCAGGAGAACAACGTCCGGATCTCGCGCTCGTTCATCGTTCCGCACGCACGCATGGTCGGCTCGGCCAAGCGGGGCGACAAGCGGCGAGAGCGTCTCGATGACCTCGCCGACATCGCGAACAACAACAACTCCGTGGCCGCCCGGGCCCTGCGCGAGTGCATTTTCAACGTTCTCCCCGTCTGGTTCCGTGAGGAGGCCGAGTCGATCGCCATGGCCACACTGAACGGATCGGGCGCTGGCAAGACCATCGATCAGCAGATCGCCGACGCCGTCACCCATTTCGCAGACACGTTCGGCGTCACCGTCGAGCAACTGGAGGCCAGGCTCGACCGGCCGCGCAAGCAGTGGACGGTCCATGACGTCAGCGTGCTCCGGGTCATCGCCTCGGAGATCAGCCGCGGCGAGAAGACGATCGAGCAGCAGTTCCCCGCGCCCGACCTGCGCGTGACCGCCGAGGAGATCACTGGCGGTGCCGCATGACCACCATCCCCTACGCCACCGACTACACCGAGCGGTCCGGTCCGCGGCACCTGGAAGGTCGCGTGATGACCGAGCAAAAGGCCGATATTGCTCGACGCCGATCGGGCCAGTTCATGGCCGCCGCGGCGTACCTGACGGGCATCCTGGCCGCCAACTACGTCACCAACCGCTACGGCATGGTGCCGGTCGGGTTCGGCTACGTCGCGACCGCCGGCACCTACTTCGCCGGGCTGTCGTTCGTGCTGCGCGATCTCGTGCAGGTTGCGGGCGGGCGGCGAGCCGCGGTGGCGGTCGTCGTGCTCGGCGCGGTGCTGTCGTACTTCGTCAGCAGTCCGCAGCTCGCGCTGGCATCCGGCGTCGCGTTCCTCGTCGCTGAGGGCGCCGACCTGTGCGTGTACACGCCGCTGCGGCATCGGGGCTACATCCGGGCCGCGGTCGCATCGAACATCGTCGGCGCGCTCGGCGACACCTTCCTGTTCCTCTGGCTCGCCGGGTTCCCCATCGCCGGGGCATGGCAGGGCCAGATGGTCGGGAAGCTCGCCGTCACCGCCGTCGTCATCGCGCTCGTGGGGGTGGCTCGTGCGGTACTTCGCGAACCCGTCAACGCCGAAGGTGCGTGAGGCCATGAGCACCGGCCTGCTGGACGTGATCCAGACGCCGCGCCAGGGCAACCGCGCGGTGGAGGGCGCGACGTGGTGCGCCGACAACGGCTGCTTCACCGAGAAGTGGGACGAGGCCGAATGGTGGCAGTTCCTCGTGGACAACGCGCACCGTGCTGAGACCTGCGCGTTCGCGGTTGCGCCCGACGTCGTCGGTGACGCCTGGCGCTCGCACATGCGATCGCTGCCGTGGTTGCAGAAGATCCGGGGCCTCGGCTACCGCGTCGCCTACGTGCTCCAGGACAACGCCGAGAAGCACCCGATCCCGTGGGCTGACTTCGATGTCGCGTTCGTTGGTGGCACGACCGAGTGGAAGCTTGGGCCCGCTGCCCGCGAGCTCGTGGCGGAGGCAAAGCGCCGCGGCAAGTGGGTCCACATGGGCCGCGTCAACAGCTTCAAGCGGCTCGAGTACGCCGCCGCGATCGGCTGCGACAGCGCCGACGGCACCTACCTCGCGTTCGGTCCGGACGTGAACCTGCCCAAGGTCCTCAGTTGGCTACGCGGCGTCAACGACCAGGGCTCGATCTTCGACATGGAGGCATCCGCATGACGTCTCACTTTCCGCCCGCTAGGGAAGACGGCGAGGGCATGCACTGATGGTCATCAACCTCGGCAACGCCACCCCCTACAGCACCGGCACCACCGGCCGCCCGCTCCCCACCCACGACCCCACCGCACCAACGCCTCGACGCGAGCAGATCCGCAAGCCCACGGTCGTGCTCGCCGAGGACAACGCCAACGTCCGCGAACTGGCCCAGGTCGGCACGCTCGGCTCGGCGACTCGCGGGGTCGGGCCGGAGGTGCGGTCGTGAGCGAGACGCATTCGGGCGAGAAGGTCGCGCCAGGAGCAGCCGAGGTGAGCACCGATACCCCTGGGCCGGACTATGCGCCGCCGCTGCTCTCGGTCGACCAGCAGGGCACAGGAATGACCGCCGACGACGTGCTCTATCGGGCGGTCTGGGACGCGTTCTACGCCTATGACGGTGACGAGGAGAACGCCACTCAGCAGGCCAACATCCTGTTCGGTACGACGTACCTCACCAATGCAGTAGCCGCTCGTGACCAGGCCGCCGAGCGACGGGGTGGGGTGCGGGCACTGCGCAGGTTCGCCGACACTCGCGGCGTCCAGGTCGGTGACGAGGACGACGAGTGGTGGCAGGGGTATCGGCAGGCTCAACGCGAGTGCCTGCATGACGCCTCCGATGCCGCCGACCGGATCGAGGCCGAGTCATGACCACACCCGGCTCCATCCCCGCCACCTGGCTCGCCAAACCCACCACCATCCGCATCGAGGGCCAGGTCATCAGCGTCATCCCGTGCGCCAACAGGTTCCGGGTCGAGGTGCTGGTGGGTGCCGATCAGGTGGTCGAGCGAGTGAAACCGGACGCCGACTGACCACCACCCAAGCCGCCCCAACCGGGCGGCTTTCCTGTTCCTGACCCTCGCTGCGGCGGGGGTCGTTTGTTTGAGGAGAGACATGACGCTCAAGACAGCGCCGAACCTGGTGCCCACGCCAGCCACCCGCGCACTCGCACGCCGCATGCGGGCACGCGCCGAGCAGACCTCCGGCGCTGAGGCGGCGATGCTGCTCGCCGAGCTCGATCCGCACCAGATCTACGCCCTGGTCGGCCTGCTGCTCGGCGACCGCACGACGCCGCTCACCAAGAACGGTCGCCCCAGGCTCGCCGACCGCTTCACCGACGCACAACGCCGCCACGGCTACGCCCGCTACCGACAAGGCGCCCGCGACGCCACCACCGTCGCGCAGTACCGCGAGTACCAGCGCGTCCAGATGCGGAAGTACCGGGCAGCAGCATGAGCGAGCCCCCTATGTCCACCATCGAAATGCTCAAGGCGTTGCGGACCACCGTGGCGCCTTCGTGCTCCTATGAGGAGTTCGTCGCCGCGAAGGTTACCTTCGACCAGCAGTACGGGCACGTCATCGCGGACGAGGCGATACACCCCCTGCTGAAGCCGCATCAGCGCGACATCGTCCGGTGGGCCGTCCTCGGCGGCCGGCGCGCCATCTTCGCCAAGTACGGCCTGGGCAAGAGCTTGATCCAGCTGGAGACGCTGCGGCTCATCCTCGCCGCGCACGGCGGCGGCCGGGCGCTCGTCGTCGCTCCGCTCTCGGTGCGGATTGAGTTCATCGCCGACGCCGCGAAGATCGGCCTGGACGTGCGGTTCGTGCGCCGCAGCAATGAGGTGGACGGCGACGGAATCTACGTCACGAACTACGAGTCGGTCCGCGACGGCCGCCTCAACGCCGACCTCTTCACGGCCGTCTCGCTCGACGAGGCCAGCGTGCTGCGCTCCTACGGCTCCAAGACCTACCAGGAGTTCCTCGCCGGATTCGCCGGCGTTCCGTACCGGTTCGTGGCCACCGCAACCCCGTCACCGAACCGGCACAAGGAGCTGATCCACTATGCCGGGTTCCTCGGCATCATGGACACCGGGCAGGCGCTCACCCGGTTCTTCCAGCGCGACTCCACCCAGGCCAACAACCTCAAGCTGTACCCGCACAAGGAGCGCGAGTTCTGGCTGTGGCTCAACACCTGGGCCTGCTTCCTCGACAGTCCGGCCGACCTGGGATACGACGCCACCGGCTACGACCTCCCGCCGCTGACCGTGCACTGGCACGAGGTCGGGGTTTCACACGCCGACGCCGGCGCGGACCGCGACGGCCAGGGCTTCCTCTACCGCGGCGGCACGCTCGACCTGCAGGGAGCAGCAGCGGAGAAGCGGCGCACCCTGGACCAGCGGGTCGCCGAGCTCGTCACGATCGTCGACCAGCACCGCGACGACGGTCAGGTCGTGCTGTGGTGCAGCCTCAACGATGAGCAGCGCGCCATCGAGCAGCAGCTCGGCGCTCTCGGCATCACGTACAGCTCGATCTACGGCGCGCTGGACCCAGACGAGGCCGAGCGGCGGCTGCTCGCCTGGAAGGGCGGCGAGACGCACGCCCTGATCGGGAAGCCGGTGATGCTCGGCCAGGGCATGAACCTGCAGCAGGCCAGCCGCTGTGTCTTCGTCGGCATCGACCACAAGTACAACGACTTCGGTCAGGCGCTGCACCGCATCCAGCGCTTCGGGCAGACCCGCGAGTGCCACGCGCACGTCATCTACGCCGAATCCGAGACCGAGATCAGGCGCGACCTCCTCGAGAAGTGGGGCCGCGACAACGAGCTGAGGACCACCATGACCGCCATCATCCGAGAGCACGGACTCGACACCGAGTCGATCAACCAGGCCCTGCAACGCTCCATCGGAGTCGAGCGCATCGAGGTCACGGGCGCCGGCTGGACCTACGCGAACAACGACTGCGTGCAGGAGATGTCCCACATCGGCGACGGCGAGGTCGACGGCATGATCCTGACCTCGATCCCGTTCGCCAACCACTACGAGTACACGCCGGCCGCCGAGGACTTCGGCCACACCGACGACAACGCCCACTTCTGGGCCCAGATGGACTACCTCACCCCACAGCTGCACAGGATCCTCGCGCCCGGCAGGATCTACGCCTGCCACGTCAAGGACCGCATCCTGTTCGGGAACGTCACCGGCGCCGGCATCCCCACCGTCTCCCCGTTTCACGCCGAGGCCACGTTCCATGCCCAGAAGCACGGCTTCGACTACTGCGGGATGATCACCGTCGTCACCGACGTTGTCCGGGAGAACAACCAGACCTACCGCCTCTCCTGGTCCGAGCAGTGCAAGGACGCGACCAAGATGGGCGTCGGGTCGCCGGAGTACGTCCTGCTGTTCCACAAGCCACAGTCCGACCGCACCCGCGGCTACGCCGACGTGCCCGTGCGGAAGAACAAGGTCCGTGCCACCACCGGCCCCGACGACTACTCCCTGGCGCGTTGGCAGATCGACGCGCACGCGTTCTGGCGCTCCTCCGGTGACCGGCTCCTGACTCCCGAGGAGCTAGTGGCGCTGCCGGTCGAGCAGCGGTCCAGGCTGTTCACCAAGCAGACGATGGACTCGATCTACGACTACGCCTCACACGTCAAGATCGGTGAACTCCTCGACGCCAAGGGCGCTCTCCCGGCGACGTTCATGTCCCTCGCGCCCGGCTCCACCGACCCCTACGTGTGGCACGACGTGAACCGCATGCTGACCCTCAACGGGGCCCAGAAGCAGCGCAACCTGGCCATGCACGTCTGCCCGCTCCAGATCGACATCGTCGACCGACTCATCAACCGATTCACGAACACCGGCGAGCTTGTCTTCGACCCGTTCGGCGGGCTCGGCACCGTCCCCTATCGCGCCCTCCACCTGGGGCGCCGGGGCCGCGGCGTCGAACTCAACCCCGGCTACTACCTCGACGCAGTGAAGTACCTCGAGGCCGCCGAACGCGACAAGCAGATGCCCACCCTGTTCGACCTGCTCGACGCCGAGGCAGCGTCATGACCTACCCCTGCTGTGACCACTGCCAGCACCCACCACGCGAGGGACACCTCAACGCGTGCTGGGTCTGTGATGTCGACGGTCGGGTTGAGGACGAGGAGGAGTGAATGCCGAAACGCATACAGCGTCAGCGCACGCGCGGCTACGGCGGTCGCTGGGTGCTCCATCCGGTGCGTCGGGTGCTGGTTTGGGAGCAGCAATGGTGACGCCGATCTGCCCAACCTGCGGGCTCCCCGCAACCGACACGACCACCCGCGTCGAGCACAACATCATCACCGCCGACTCGATCTGCCCCATGGAACACATCTGGGAAACACGCTGGCTGGAGGCAATCTGATGGCTCGCGACTACAGCAAGACAAACCTCGCCATCTGGCAGGACGCTGACTGGCGTGCCCTGCCATGGCCGGCGCAGTCGCTCTACAAGATGCTGTGGGAGCACCCGGGCCTGTCGTGGTGCGGCGTACTTGACTGGCGGCCAGCGAAGTTCCTGGGATGGGCTGCTGGCTGGGAGCGAGCACAGATCGAGCTGTTGGCTGACTGTCTCAGGGCGCGTCACTTCATCGTGATTGACGAGGAGACCGAGGAGTGCCTCGTCCGATCATGGGCTCGGTTCGACGGCATCACCAAGCATCCAAAACTGTCGGTGACCTTCGCGCGCGCCTTCGCCGGGGTGGGCTCCAATGACATCCGCGGCGTGCTCGTCAATGAGCTGCACAAGCTGCGCGAGAAGGAGCCGGAGAATGTCGGATGGACTCGCAAAGAGGTGCTCGCGCTGTTCGACCAGCCGCGCATCGATGCCAAGAGTCTCCCGGTTCCCGAGGACCCATTTAGGCATGGCTTTCGGGTCCGTTTAGAGGTCGGTTTAGAGGACGTTTTGGCTAAGGTTCCTGAAGGCCAAGGGGTCGGTTTAGAGGTCGGTTTTGAAGGCGTTTCTCCCCTTAACCAGCACCAGCACCTAAGCACCTTGCATCCGGCGCTTAACGCCGAGGTCGCTGACGCTCCCGGCGAGGAGGCCAAGAAGACGAAGCGACCGACCAAGCTGCCGAAGAACTGGAAGCCGACACCTGAGCACCTGGAGCGCGCCCTGGCTGCCGACCTGGACCTCGGCAAGGAAGCCGACAAGTTCCGGGCCCACGCAGCCGAGAGGGGCCGGACCGCGGTCAACTGGAACGCCGCGTTCACCCGCTGGCTGATGAACGCCGAGGAGTACGCCAAGCGAGACCGGACGCCCACTCGCCCGAGCGCCTCGCCACCACCTGTTCACCTGATCGAGGAGCCACCGCCAGGGCTCGACGCCGAGCAGTACGACGCCTGGTACCGCGATCAGGTCGCGAGACGCAAGGCTGCTGCACAGTGAGCGCCGAGGTCGTCGACCTGACGCCCGACCCACGCCAGGCCCGCGAGGCCGAGGTCGGGCTGCTGGGTGTTGCGATGGCCGGTGGTGTCGACCTCGACGAGCTGCTCGACACCGTCTCCGCGAACGACTTCTACCAGCCCCAGCACGCCGACATCTGGACCGCCATCGGCAATCTGCACCGCAAGGGCATCGCGCCCGAGATGGTCGCGGTCGCCGACGAGCTGATGGCCACCGCACCGATCGTGCGTGGCGTCAAGCGACCCGCGGCAACCGCCATCGACCTGCACACGATGGTCAACATCGCGCCGCTGTCGGTCCACGCCGAGCACTACGCCGATCTCGTCGTGAGGGCCGCCGGGTTCAGGAACCTCCAGGCAGCCGGCACCCGCGTCCAGCAGATCGCCATCGAGTCCGACGACCTCGAGGACGCCAGAGAGAACGCCCGTGCTGCGATCGACCAGGCATGTGCGGGACGCAGCCTGAGCCGAGCCAGGATGCTGGCCGACCTGATCGACGACGTCCTCCACGTCGCCGAGAACGGCACCGCGGACGCCCTCTCGACCGGCTGGCCAGACGTCGACCGGCTCATCGGAGGTGTCGCACCCGGGCGACTGATCGTGATCGGTGCACGCCCTGGCGTCGGGAAGAGCCTCGCCGGCACCAACCTCGCCCTGCATGTCGCGCACCGGCTCGGACACGCGGTGCTGATCTCGTCGCTGGAGATGCCCGAGCGCGAGGTCGGCCAGCGCCTGCTCGCTGCCCACGCCAGCGTCGGGCTCACCGGAATCCAGACTGGCACCGTGCCTGCCTCGGAGTGGGCCAGGATCAGCGAGCGCTACGCCGAGATCGCGGAGATGCCGATCTCGGTCGACGACGCACCCGGTCAGACGATCAGCACCATCCGCTCGGCCGCTCGCAACCTGCAACGCAAACGCGACGACCTGGCGCTGATCGTCGTGGACTACCTCCAGCTGGTCCGGCCCTCCGAGCGACGAGCCAACCGTGCCGAGGAGGTCGCTGAGATCAGCCGCGGCCTCAAGCTCCTGGCCCGCGAGACCGGCGCCTGCGTCGTCGCCATGGCCCAGCTCAACCGAGAGGCAGCCAAGGGCGACGGCAAGCCCAGGCTTACCGACCTGCGCGAGTCCGGAGCCATCGAGGCAGACGCCGACCAGGTCATCCTCATGCACCAACCCGACGACGAGATCCCCGAGCTGGAGCTGCTCGTCGACAAGAACCGCCACGGCCCGCGCGGCACAGCGCGGCTCCAGGTAGCCGGCCACTACGCGCAGCTGCGCTCCGTCGCCTGGAGCCCATCAGGAGCGATCCGATGAGACCCACACCCGCCTACCAGACCGCACGAACCCAAGCCCCCGCCACCACGGGGGCTTTCGAGACTCAGGAGGACGAATGACCAGACACCGAGCCCGACCCGGCGAACGGTTCCGCTCGATCCCAGCCAGCCGTTGCGCCGAGTGCGGGAAGCTCTCCTACGCCACCAAGTCAGACGCCAAGCTCGCAGCCAAGCGCACCGACCACGGCGGCACTCGGCTCGACGTCTACCGCTGCCCACACCGACCTGAGTCCTGGCACTGCGGACACCTGCCACGGGCTGTCGTCCGCGGCGAGGTCGGCCGCGAGCACATCGGGAAGCCCGGCGCATCCCGTGGCCAGGTCATCACCTGCTGCGCCACCGAGGTCATCGGCACCGCGCACCCCGACGGCTCCATCGGCTGGCGCTGCCCGGCCTGCACCCGGACGCTGCGACTGGCCGATGACGAGGCCAACCGGATTCTCGGAGCGCTTTGGGCGGCCGGGGTCAAGCCGACGTTGGAGCTGGTCGAGCAGGCGCGAGGACGGGTCGGGAGATGACCCGAGCCAAGCGAGATCATGCACCCATGCCAGAGATACGCGAGGCCCCCTGCCCGACCTGCGGCGCCGAGACCGGATCGGACTGCGCTGGCGGCGCTGGATTCCACCTCGCCCGCATCGCCGCATCCGACCCCAACCTGCGCCTGTACGAGATGGCGCGGACCATCGTCCGCGGCGGTCGCTACATCCGCCAACGCCGCTACATCACCCCTTGGCGAGACGAATGACCCCGCCGCCGCAACCAACCAACCCGCCCATGAGGCGGGTTTCGTCTTCCTGGGAGGGAAACACGTGAACCCGAGCAGCGTCTGCAACTGCGGCCGACCAACTCGCGACGACGCCTACGTCTGCGAGGACTGCCTCAGCAGCCTGTTCGCCGCACTCGGCGAGATCCCCGCACTCGACGACGAGCTGGAGACCACCATCACCAGACAACGCGCCCTGCCAACCGAGGGAGGCGCCGCGTCCGCGGAGGCGCCCATGCCATGGAACCAGCGCGCCAGCGAGGCCAGACGACACCTGCGGCACACGCTCGTCACCTGGGTACGGCACTGCATCGAGGACGACATCCGCTCATCCGACCCCAACACCGGCTGGCCCGCCGACACCATCGCAGCCATGTCCCGCTGGCTCATGTGGCGCGTCGACGGCCTCGGCCTCAACGACCTCGGACCCGACGCCGTCGAGGAGATCACCAACGCCGTGGCCTCCTGCTGGCGGGTCGTGGACCGACCAGCCGAACGCACCTACCACGGCCCGTGTACCTGCGGCCGAGACCTGTACGCCAAACCCCGCGCGGCCACCGTCACCTGCCCAGCCTGCGAGACCGAGCACGACATCGCCGCGCTGGAGACACGCAACCGCGGACTCATCGAGACGAGGCTGTGGACGCTCGACGAGCTGATGACTGCGCTGGGCAGGTTCGGGTTCCGGGTGCCGAGGAAGACGGTGCAGAAGTGGATCGAACGCCATCGGCTCGTCGACCACGGCGAGCGTGGATCACAGCGGGTCTACGCCCTCGCCGACGCTCTCGAACTCGCCGGGCAGTGGGAGGCGCGCCACGCCAGGAGCACGAGGGTTGTTGCTTGACAGGTTTGTCGCTAACCTGTGGTCAGGATTGCTACACGAGTCCGATGAGCCCGAGCCGGTTGGCCGGGCTCTTTCCATTCCCTCGGCAGTTCGGGCCACCGGCACGAGTGAGCTGCCAACACCAGCCGCCGGCGGTCGTGCCGCGGGGAGATGGCCGTCGGCGGGTTGGGGGCGATGAGTGATGAGTGAGCCACTCGGTGACCTCCTCAACGCACTCGGCGTCGAACACTCACCAGACCCCGGCGAGATGACCACCGACGCGATCGTCATCATGAAGGTCGTCACCAGTGACGGTCGTGTTCTCCTCCGCACCTGCTACTCCGACGGCATGTCCTGGGTCGAACGCGTCGGCATGCTCCGCATCGCTGAACGATCCGAACTCGACAGCCTCAACGACGACGGATGACCAATGGATTGGCTCGTTCCCGTCCGGCCACCGAATGGCGAACGCTTCGACAACCCCGAGCTGCGCACGGCGATCCGCTCGTGGGTCACGAACGGCGGACTCGGACCGGATGACACGCTCTGGGTCATCGGGCATAAGCCGCGGTGGCTGACCGGCGACGTTCGGCATCTGCCGGGGAATCGGTTCAAGTCCAAGCCGCTGAACGTCTGGGACAACCTGCGGCGCGCGATCGAGCACCCCGAGATGCCCGAGCAGGTCATCGCCGCCAACGATGACTTCGTGATCGTCGAGCCGGCGGATCCGGCCGAGATCGCCTACCGGGGAATGCTCGCGGACCACATCGACATGCTGACCAACCGCACGTCGTGGTGGATCAAGTCGTTACGGGCCACGCTCGACTACCTGCGCGGTGTGGGTATCAACGAGCCGCTGTCCTACGAGTTGCACCGGCCGCTGCTGGTCGACACTGCGCGCATGGAGCAGGCTCTCCGCGAGGCGTCATGGCATAGCGTCGACAACCCGCCGCAGTGGCGAACCGTCTACGGGAACCGCTGGCAGATCGGCGGAACGCAGCAGCCCGACGGCAAGATCTACCCGTCGACGGCCGAGAAGCCAGCGACGCCGTTCTGGTCCACGACCGACAGCTCGTTCAAGTCGTCGAAGCTCGCACGCTGGGCTGTCGAGATGTTCCCGACGCCGAGCCGATTCGAGAGGCAGTGACATGGTCGAAGCGCTCATCGAACAGGTCGCGATGGATCACCTGGCCGAACTCGCGGCCAAGGTGCCCGCCGATCAGGCCGTCGTCGAGATCGGCACTCACCATGCCGCCAACCTCGCCAACATGGCGCAGGGCGCGAAGGCTGGCTACGGGGCCAAGTGCTACGGCGTCGACCCATACGGCTCCGGCGACATCTACCGAGGCCGCCCGCACATGCTCAAGCGCTACACCTCCGCTGACCTCGACGTGGCGCGCGAGCACCTGCGTGATGCCAAGGTCGTCAAGCAGACGTCCATCATCGTCGGGACGTCGACCGAGGCGGCCGCCGACTGGACTGGCCCCAAGGTCGGGCTGCTGGTCATCGACGCCGAGCACCGCAAGCCCAACGTGCTCGCCGACTTCCGCGCCTGGCAGCGGCACCTGGCTGACAGCGCCATCATCGCGTTCGACGACTACGAGCAGCGCTTCCACGGCGTGATCGAGGCCGTCACCGAGCTGGTTGCGGATGGTGTGCTCAGCGAGCCGCAGATCGTCGGTGCTCGGCTCGCGGTCTGTTCGCTGATCTAGCGAACTCATCGAGTTTCCAAACGGAACCGGACTCATCGGGTCGCAAAACGGCAGGACTCATCGAAGTTCCGAATGCCGACGAACTCATTGAGGCGCTGAATGGGTCACGGCATCACTGACTGGCACGTCGCTATCGAGTAGGCACCCTGAGCGACATTGCGCGAGACGACCCCCAGGCCGGCGATTCGGATCTCGCACGTGAGATCGCCGGCCGCAGTCTGGTTCTGCGCCGAGATGTAGAGCATCGAGCCGGTTCCGAAACCACAGAGTCGGATGCCGTTGTGGCCGTCCGTTGTCGTCAGCGGGACGGCTACATTCGCCTGAGAGGTTCCGGTCAACGTCGCGTAGGTGATGCTCGCGCCACGGGACGATCCGGTGACCGTGTAGCGAACACATGAGCGATCGACCGTCTTTACCTTCGTGGTTGCGTGGCCCGTGGCGGCTTCATCGGTGGGCGAGACTGTCGAAGTGGCCTCGGCAATCAGGTCGGACAGGCCGCCGCTCGATGCCCGGCTAGTCGCGGGCGACTTGCCTGCACCGCATGCCATCAGTGCCGTCAGCAGCATGGCGATCAAGGCACCGCCGACCATCGTCCTCATGTGCGGCACCCTAGCCCAAGGTGCTCCGCTCAACTGCCGGAATGGGCAAGCTTGCTAGCGACGACGAAACGGCCACACCGCTCAGGATGTGGCCGCCGAACCTGGCTGCTACAGGGTTTCGCCGGGTTGATGGATCGTCACGAGTTGATTGCTCCTCAGTTCGCAGGCACCGCTCACGTTGCCATCGAGGTCAAGCGTGGCGAACTCGCAGAGATCGCCAACCGGCAGTCGACGCACCGGGCCGGCCGCTACGACCGTCACTGTGTGGATCTCGCCCGATCGATCCATCTCAAGGAACGTCACGCGGCTGCCCGCGCCGATCTTCGCGCCGGCCAGCGTGGTTGTGTAGCTCATCGAGGGAACACCTCGGCATGCTTGACCTGGCCGTGCTTGACCGCAACGAAGTAGGTCTTGTGGTCAGCCTTGAACGAAGCAAGCGTCTTGTGATGCTCGCGGAACTTGCAGTTGGTGACCATGTCAACATGGCAGGTTGGCAGGTGCTGCACGATGCGGACCACGTTCGCCCGCTGATGCTTCGTCAGGTGAACGGTCGCAGCGTCGGCTGGCGCGGACATCACCGCCATGGTCAGGCCGACACCAGCGAGCACAGCGGCGGCGATACGGCGGGCGCTCATCGGGCCGACTCCGCCACGACGGCCCAGAAGTCGACATCCTCGCGGACTGTGTAGCCGTCGCTGTAGTCGCCCAGGACGGCATCGGCGATGGCCTCAATGTCGTACTCACTGGCGCTCGCGTCGCCGGCTTCGATAGCCGCGATGATCTCGCGCTCGATGGCCTCGTTGCGGGTGGTGTAGGTAGTCTTGGTGGCCATGGGATTCAACTCCACTCAGTTGGGTTCCTAGGTCCGGGCCGGTGTTGGTAGCGCCGGTTCGGACCGCTTGACTTGTTGACTCAAGTCTACATCAGAATTGACCAGAGTCAACATATTGCGCCAAGATTCCGCCATGAGTTTTCCGCGCATCATGGATCGCCCCGCGATTGCCCAGCTGCTCGGCATCAGCAAGCAGGCCGTGCAGTCCCTCGACAAGCGCGGCAAGTTGCCCGAGCCCGTCGCCGAGCTGGCCATCGGCCGCATCTGGCTTGCCGATGACATCGAGGCCTGGGCGCGCGACACCGGCCGGCTGAGCGAGTCGTCCGCAGTCACGGCGAGCCAGCACCCGGGTGGGGGGTGACCCCAGCGCACTCGCGGCCGGCTC